ACATTTAAAATACCTAGATATGCTGATTTATTAATGGATTGTTATCTCTCAGTTGAACTTCCAAATATATGGAGTCCAATTGTACCCCCTACTAATGAAAATAATCAAAATTGGGTTCCTTATGAATTTAAATGGATAGAATATATTGGTGCACAAATGATTAGTAAAATAACTATTACTTGTGGTAATCAAACTATACAAGAATATTCAGGTTCTTATTTATTAAATTCTGTATTCAGAGACTTTTCTGAAAGTAAAAAAAATTTATTTTATCAAATGATTGGTCATGTACCCGAATTATATAATCCAGCTAATTCTGGCTCTCGTGTTAATTCTTATCCTAATGCTTATTATACTACTGATAATGTTGGAGCTGAACCTAGTATTAGAGGAAGAATGTTATATATACCTCTTAATAGTTGGTTTAATTTAAAAAGTCAAATGGCATTCCCTCTTATTTCTTTACAATATAATGAATTACATATTAATGTAACTATGAGACCTATTTATGAATTAATTCAAATTAGAGATGTATATGACTATCCTAATAACTTTCCATATGTTTCCCCCAACTTTAATTTATATTATATGCAATTTTATCGTTTTCTTCAAACACCTCCTGATGTTGAATTAGGAGTATCTTCTTATCTTGATACAAGAACATTATGGAATGCTGATATTCATTTAATATGTACTTATGGATTTCTCTCTAATGAAGAATCTAGAATATTTGCTTTACAAGAACAAAAATATTTATTCAAACAAGTGAGAGAACAAGTATTTTATAATGTAACTGGTTCTAATCGTATTACTTTAGATTCTATTGGAATGGTTACTGATTGGATGTTTTATTTTCAAAGAAGTGATGTTAATTTAAGAAATGAATGGAGTAATTATACTAACTGGCCTTATTCTTATTTACCAAATGACCTTATACAAGCACCTACTAATGGTACATGGCCTATAAATCGTTCTGGTACTACTGTAGAAATTGGTCCTGGTGTAAATCCAGATGGATTTTTAACAGGTTGGATGATTACTGGAAATGCTAACTTTGAAAATATTAAAAATATATTAGTCACTATGGGAATATTATTAGATGGAATTTATAGAGAGAATTTACAACCCGCTGGAGTTTATAACTATATTGAAAAATATACAAGAGCATATGGTTCTGGAATAAATGGGGATTATTTATATAATTTCTGCTTACACTCATCTAACCTAGATTTACAACCTAGTGGAGCTATGAACATGAGTAGATTTAATAATATTGAATTAGAAACTGTTACTATTACCCCTCCAGTTGACCCAACTGCACAAAGTTTAGTTATTTGTGACCCACAATCTGGTAATGTTATTGGAATTAATAAACCGACTTGGAGAATTTATGATTACAATTATAATTTAGTTGTTTATGAAGAGAGATATAATGTTGTTAATTTTATTGGAGGAAATTGTGGTCTATTATATGCAACTTAAATTTGTATATTTATAAATTATAAATTCTTCATTTTCATCTATTATCTCTTTTTGAAAATTTGAATAATCATAATTTATAAATAAATCACATGAATAATCTTTTTTTAAATGTGTTATCCAAATATATTTACATTTTGGAATAAACTTTTCATAAATTTGCTTTCCACCAATAATGAATATTTTATAATTTTCTTGTAAAAATGGATATTTCTCTCTTTTTATAGTTATAAAATCTATATTATCATTATCTGTAAATATTACATTATCATATTTTTTCATTTCATCTGAATACATTTGTGGATTTTTTGTTAAAACAATATTTAATCTATTTTTCAAAGGCTTTATTAGAGAGAAATAAGTATTTCTTCCCATAATTACAATGTTATGATTTGTTTTATTCTTAAAAAAAATCATATCTTTTTTACACTTCCAAGGAATATTTTCTTCTTTTGATAATCCATAATTTGAATCAATTGCATAAATTGCTTCCATTAATATTTTCTTTGAAGAAAATAATATCCGTAATTTTTTGCATTTTCTTCATTTAAATATGTTTCATGTATATATAATTTATTTCTTTCATTTCTCTCTTTAATTACATATTTATATTCTGGTTTATTAAATATAGATGTAAATACAATTTCTTCTGGGAAACTACTCAAAAATGGTAATCCTAATTCTACCATTTGATAATATTCATTTATAAAATTTTTAATTTTTTCTGAACCAAAATTTAATCCAAAAACAATACTATTAACTGTATAATCATTTCTAATATCCCTATTTACTATTTTATTTAATACCTCTATTGTTTTAGGAAATACTATATTATCAATTGTATTTGGAAAAAAACAATTTGGTGGAAAATCTCTAAAAATTACGTCATCTTCTAGTAATAATTCAAATAATCTTTTCGGATTATTTACACAATAACATGCTGCATCTATCCAAATAATTTTTTCAAATCCTAATTTTTTTGCTTCCAACATCATAAAAATTTTAAAACTATATGGAACACCACAGTATTTCATTTCTTTACCAGTAGGATTAGGAAATCCTCCATTTAATAATAAAAAATATCCATCAAAATTATTTTTTTTAAATGAATCTATTATATTTTGAGATTTATCAAATCTATCATTAAAGAGAGAAGTATAACATACGAAACAATTATCTCCCCCATTTCCAATTTTATATATTTGTATTGTTGGTATAATAATATTATTAGATTTATCAATTATATCTAATGTTATACCCTTTGTTACTCTTCTTTTCATTTCTTCAAATGTTGTAGTCATACTTTCAGAATATAATTCTCTCAAAAATGGTTCAATATCTTTTTCATTTAATTTATTTTTAATATTTATATAATCATTATATGTATATTCTTTTTTATCTTCAATATCAATAAGAAATGGATTTATCATAATAATATTATAATGTTTATCTATAAATTATAATATTATTTTTTACTTTTATTTTTCTTCTTTTTTGATATTTTTCTTCTTTTTTGATATTTTTCTTTTTGATAGTTTTCTTCTCCTCTTAATTCTTCTTCCTCCTATTTCCATTTTTTGTCTATATAATGTTAAATAATCTTGTATATCAGTTTCTTGAAATGGAACTTCTTCAAATAAAATATGTTGAATCTCATCTAGTTCTTCAGATGTAAAATTAACATCTTTATTTGATGATATACCTAATATAGCTTCGTATTGCATTTTATTTAAATATATTATATGGTCTCTTGCCAGTTGTCTAAATAAAGATGATAATATTTTTGTATTCCCAATTTCTCTATTTGGGTCTGTATCTAAATCATATTCAGTTATTTTAAATGGTTTACTATGGTCAGTTAAACTATTATCAATTGCTATTACAGTACCAGGACAAGCATCAAATCTAAATTCTAATTCTATAAATTTAACAATTGTAGATACACAATTTTGTATATATTCAAAAAAAGCATAATCATGTGGAATCATTCTTGAACCTATAACACTTTCTATAAATTCATGATGTTTTATATTAGAAGCACTAAAAAAAGATGCACCAAATATATCTTTATGATAAGCTTTTTTTCCATCATCATAATTTAAAGGTGTAGTACAAGTTAATAAAAAAGGTTTATCTAATGGTAAATTAAATTTTCTTATTTTTTTTATAGCATTTATAATAATTTTTCTTTTATGCCGATTTAACATATTTAATTCTTTTTTTGTCAATAGGGTTATATTTGTTTTATATCTATCGCTAGCATCAATAAACATTATTTTTGGGTTTCTTGGATATATTAAATCAATTAAAACAGCCATATCTCTAAAACTAAAATATTCACTACTTTTATCAAGTTCATATTTATTTTCTAGTTGAAGAATAAATTCTAATCTTTCAGGCTTAAAATGACCTATTCCTAAAAGTAATTTTTGATTCATTACAATATTAATATCTTTTGGAATATAATGTTGTACTTGTTTAACTGGAATAAAATCAGTAATTCCTTCTGATGATTTTAATTGTGGGTCTGCAAGTCCAAAACTTCCAAATCCTCCTGGTGATTTTAATTGTGGGTCTGAAAGTCCAAAACTTCCAAATCCTCCTGGTGATTTTAATTGTGGGTCTGAAAGTCCAAAACTTCCAAATCCTCCTGGTGATTTTAACTGTGGTTCTACTCTATCACTACTTCTACTCCTATCTCTACTCCTACTTCTACTCCTACTTCTACTCCTACTTGGACTTCTACCCCTTTCCTTTATAGTGAAAGTTTCACCAAATCCTTTAAAAGATGGTTTAGTTTGTTCAAAATCACCAAATCCTTTAAAAGATGGTTTAGTTTGTTCAAAATCACCAAATCCTTTAAAAGATGATTCGATTGCTTCTGGATTACTAGCACTATTTCCCATATATATATTATTTTATTAATATTTAATAATTTGCTGGTTTTGGACCAACTACTGTAAACTCTCCACTTAATGTCGGCATTTCTTCATATGAAGGTAATATTCCATCTTCAAATACTATACTAGGATTATATTTCTTATCAAATAATAATTTACCTTCATCATATACTCTTCTCCACGTATTTATTCCTTTATTATATTGTGGTGGAGGTTTATTAATTTGAGAATAATTATATATTGCAGCTTTAGAACCAATATCGGTTGTTAATACAGAAAAATTTGGGGTTGCATTATCTGTTAATTTTCCTGCATCATTATCTCCTATAATTTTTGAATGGTTTTTATATTTTATAGGAGGTTGAGATAATGGCTTACAACCATAACAATCACTATCTCTAGTACATTCTTCTCCAGTTATATAACAAGAATTATTTCCTGGAGCACATTTATTCAGACAACTTGTTTTTGAATTAAAAGGTAAATTTACATTATTATTATTTGTAAAATGTTCTTTTGAACTTGAATAATAAATGAATAAAAGAATAAGAATTAATAAAATTATAAAATAAATCTTCATATATATATATATTATTGTAATAAATTCATTCAATTAATTATAATATATTCTTTGGAATTATATGTATGGTGCTGATGAAACTAATGATACATCTACAAAATTAGATGAACAAACTGAAAATAAATATGTTAGTCCAGCATATATCTTTTTTAAATCATTTATTGTTCATATGGTTTATTTATTTAGTTTTTTATTATTTATTTATTCACCTATTAACATTAATACTAAAATATTTAACTCCAATATATTTGATAACATAATGAATAATATAAGATTTGGAGGTTATTGTTCTCCATTTTTAGAACAAACCCAAGATAATAATAATACTACCCCTACTGAAAATATTACTCCTCCTATAGATGAGTATTTAAATATTTCTTTAACAGACTTGATTAAGTTTGATTATATTAATAATAATTGTGAAAATCAAACAGATTCAAATGGTTCTATTACATCTGAAACAAATAATCATACATATGCTTATGGATTAGTAAGTTTCAAAAAAAAATATGTAAAATATTTATATTATATAACAGAAGTATTTGGTATAAAATTATCTAACTTTTTTAATTTATCTAACTATATTCATTTGATTAAATATAATAAAAAAGATTATGCTTTCAATGATAATCTATTTCTAACTTATTTAAGAAATAATTTTTTTTTAAGTCCATTATGGGGATTCTTTAATTTATTATTATTTATTCCAAGTATGTTTTTTATAGATACTGTAAGAAAAACTCTTGTATATAATATTTATATTTATAGTTACATATATAAAAGTTTATATAATTACACTAATGAAGGATTAACAATACTTATTTTGGGTTATTTATTTACATATTATCCAACCATGATAATTTCTATATTATTATTTTTTCCTTGTTTTATATCTGGTATTACTTTTCTTCTAGTATTTATATATAATTTGTTTTTT